TGGGCCGCCTGAAGCAGGCGCAGTAGATGCCGCTTCTGCTCTGGCCGTTGCTTTTGCCACACTTGCATTACCTGCGGCAATTTTATCGCTTACAAAAGTAGTAGCACTCTTCTGCCATGCGGTAATCTGGGCTAATAAATCTGCGCCGGTACTTGTTGATGCGAGTAATGTTTTACCTAACCCTACTGCGGTAGTTGCGGCATTGGTAACAGCCGATGTTATCAAATTACCAGCAGTTGCTTGTGCCGTTAGCGTACCGACGTCGGTTGCGGCTCCTGATACCTGTTTAGTATAGGCGTCGTCTTTAACTTCTACAATAGGTAAGTTAGCTTCTGTTCTAGTAGTATTGGTCGTAGTTTGCACAAATTGATTATGTTTAATTTGATCAGCTAGAGCCATCTGCTGTATAGCAAGTGCAGTTGCTTGGAAACCTGTACTAGCAGTGATTGCTTTATTCACAATGTCAGCGGCTTGTAACACTGCTGTTGATAATTTGTCAACACTAACGTGTAACTGATTTAAATCGCCTTTGATCTCAGCTAGGGTTTTTCCTGTTGCGCCGCCAATTGCTGAAATTGACCCAGGTTGCACATCTTGTCCGCCTGCTCCGCCATTCAATGCCGCTTGTATTGCCTGTAACTCTACTGCAATATTTAATAATGGAAATGTAGGATCATAAGTAAAGCCATTTATTGTTGTTACGCCAGAACTGGTTACCAATATAGGCATAGCCATAGCTTGTGCGCCCATTGGATCAAGTGGTGGATTTGATGGAATAAATGGCATAATAAAGTCCTAAAACAATATTTATACTAGCTTAATGCCGGTGGTATTTTGAATATAAGTATCTGCGGCATCTTTACCCGTTGGGGCTAGTACCATTACTGTGCCTTTAAATATTTCAATATCTGCTTCTGGCTCTGTAGTAAACAAAAAGGGAACTAAAGCTATGCCTTTTTGACTTGCGGTCAACACCAACGGTTTTGCTACTTTGATACTCGTTGCAGTTTCTTCTATTAGTTTAGCGACAATCTCTTCGCCCGCAGTTGTTTTAATTGTTACAACTTCACCTGATGCTACGCCTTTGTTAATTAACATATTATACCTTTTCGAAATGTTTTTTGAGTTCTGTGAACCCGCCTATGTAATTATCGTCTAAAAATATCTGTGGTAAAGTTCTGGCAGTAGGTACAGCTTCTAATAACTGCTCTTTGGTCCAGGTTGTTTGAACATTGCGTTCTTCGTATTCGATACCTTTCATTTCTAGCAAGGCTTTGGCCTGTACACAAAATGGGCAGGCGTTTTTACTCCATACAATAGCTTTCATTTTATTCCTTATAATGTTGGTAATTCATCGTAGTCAAGCACATCACTCATGACTCCGATAACATAGTTAGTTGATTCACTTTCCTGTAGTGCAGTTTGTTTACTGCTGGTGTTAACGTGTTTGTTAAACCAAGGAATTGGAGTTGATTTAGGAGCAGTAGCTTGATATTTGATACCAATTTCTTTTAATGCTCCAACTGCTGTGTAATCAACAAAATCACGCAGGATGTTTGCATTTAAACCAATCACTGGACCTAGCTTAAACAAATAAGTAGCCCAATCTTTTTCTTCTCGGATAACATCCATATATAGTTTGTATACTTCCTCTTCGCACTCTTGTTTGGCCTGTGCAAAGCGTGGATCTTCTTTGACCACTTGATTAATTAAAAATGCTGTCCAGCCTTTGTGTAGTAGTTCGTCTTGCAGGATCAAACTGATAATGTTACCGTTACCAATAAAGATCTTGTTCTCTACCATAGCAAGACTCGTAGCAAAACTAACCATAAAGCGAAACGCTTCTAGTGCATAGCTTGCATGTAGTGCCATCCAAATTGCACGGATATGTGTGCTTTCAGGAACTTCTTGTCCTAATTCTTTAGCGCAATTTAAATGATGCAGGTCATCATAGTACTTGCCTACACTACTGGCCATATCTACAATTTCACTCGTCTCGTGGATTGTATTGAATACTTCCTTGGGTACATTATAGATATTACGAATAATATGACTATAGCTACGTGAATGAATATTTGTTTCAAAGAATGTCCAATTATAAACTAGAGATTCTAATTCTGGTAAACTAACAACTGGTGTAAAGATTTGGCTTGGGCCGCGTCCTTGTAAACTGTCCAGTGCTGTTTGACGCAACAAGTTACTGGTAAAGATATGTTTAACAGCATCGCTAGCATCTTTGAAATCATTTGAATCTTTACTTAGACTAATTTCTTCAGGTACCCAAAAAAATCCACGAGCTGTTTTTTCAAAGTCAACAATTTTATTATATTTTACTTCTTCAAATCGTTGTATAGTAACTGGGCCAGATGGATCCAAAAACATCTTACGACTAAGATAGTCTGTTTTTGTCTTTAAATTATATTGTTCTTTGCTCATTAATATTTTCCTGATGCAAGCACTATCTTGCAAATATGTTCTAATCGTTCAATATGTTCATAGGCACGCCATGGGCTAGTGTCAATGGAAACTACTCCATGTCCTTTTATACCTACAATATCATAGGCAATATTACCCATGCTGTCTAATTCTAATTTTTCAAAACACTGGTTGGCTAGTTCCTGACTAATAGGAGGAACGTCTGGTACATTAGGTGCGACTTTTGTATAGCGATTCAGTTCTGGAAAATCTTTACTAATAGTGCTAAGGTCGATACCGGCATGCATAGCGGCAATACAGTAAGTTGGATGTATATGGACAATAACTCTGACGTCATTGCTGTGTTGACCCATTTCTTTTTGTAGTCCGAAGTGTAGAGGAATTTCTCCACTAGGTTTTAAATTAGCACTGATATCAGTATATTCCATTTCTTGCCAATTATAACCATATACACCTGTGCCAAATCCACTGTTAATCCATTTGCCAATTATGATCTTTTTAAATTGATCTGGTTGTAGTGTTTGTTTACGCACACCACTTGGAGTGATATAAAAATGGTTACGGCCGTGATGTCGTATACTTACATTACCATCACGACTGGTAATCCAGTTTCGGCTATATGCTTCTTGCAATACATTACAGATAGTTTCTAACATTATAGTTTACATGCCTCACAATCATCTTCTAGCTCTTGTGTCACATAGGTTTGTGCAACTGCTACTACTTCGTCTGTTGCACGGCTTCCTGCCTTGTTAATCAAACTATAGTAGAATGTTTTCAATCCCCACAACTGAGCCTGCATCAAATTCTTTGCAATCAGCGTAGTTGGAACTTTACGTCCTTCGAAGTGCGCTGGATTGTAGAATGTGTTGGTACTTATACTTTGATCAACATAGGCGGCAAGAACTGCGGCTGTTTTCAAATAGCCTGTGCAATCCTTTTGATCCCACATCAACTGATACTTGTTTTTAAGTTTAGCGTATTCAGGAACAACTTGTGTAAATGAACCTGCTTTACTTTCTTTAGTACTAATCAAACTCATTGGCATTTCAATTCCATTAGTGCTGTTTATAACAACACTACTGCTTTCAACTGGCGCAACTGCCATTAGGGTAGCGTTACGAACTCCGTACTGTTTCATATTAGTGCGTAGTGTCTCCCAGTCAAGTTCTGGTGTAAAGTCCGCTAGTTCATTAGAGCCAGCGGCACGTAGTTCCCAAGGAAACATGCCTTGCCCATACCGTGTCTTATCACTATGTGTACACGGTCCGCGTTCTTTGGCTAATTCTACAGTAGCCTCTGTTAGATAAAATGCTTGATGTTCCATCCAGCTTTTAACATCTTGTAGTGCATCTTTCTCTCCATACTTCAATCCACGTTTGGCATGCCAGTAGGCTAGGTTAGTAACACCGATACCTAATGGTTGAATTTCATCGTTAGATAACTTGCTCTGGATTGATAGGAAGTCTTGGTAATCTAAGATATTGCATAGGCTACGCTGTAGAATACGGCAAGCACGGCGCATGTCTTCTGGATTACGGAAGGCTCCCCAGTTGATAGATCCTAGTGTACATAACGCTATGCGACCTTCGACGTCATCCAGACGTTTGAAAGATTTTGTAGGCAGTAGGATCTCACAACACAAGTTGCTTTGGTAGAT